CGGCTTAGCATATGTCTTGTAATTTTTTGGCATAATCAGAAAGTTTTATGTTCTAAATCCAGCAACTGTACTTGCAAGGTTCAGGCTATTACGGAAGAATGCACCAGCAATGTTAGCTTGATATGGAATGCTCTCCATAGGCTTAGGACCTTGCTTAGGCTTGTAAACGTCTTGCCATTCAGGTCTTGGCAGTGCAATGGGCCGCGGAATCGGCGGTGCAATCGTCGGTTTTAACAAAATACTTGCTTCTGCATCGAGGTCTGCTTGAAGGCGTTGCATTCTAATTTGCCGACGAGAAAGTCTATCAGCAGCTACTAAATTATTACCACTTAGTTCAAGTGCTAAATTATCTTGCATGTTTTGATGACGTGACGTAAGTAGTTCCATGTCTACTTGTGAAACCCCATTCATAAGCTCCTCTACAATCTCTGACTCAACAGCATTAGCTTCAGCCTGGATTGCATTTAATGTCTTTGCACTGGAACGTCCACTTTGGCCTCTCGAAGAAACTTCACCTCTAGATTTCAAAGCAGCGATATTTGATTTCCTAAGCTGTGAAGCAGCTTGTGATTTTAGACCTCTTTTTTTAAGAAGCAGTCCGTGAGATTGAGCAGTATAGTTGAGGAGAGTTTCTTGTTCATTCAACTCTAACTCAATCTGCTGTTCCATCAAATTGCGATCTTGCTGCAGATTAGCAAAATCAGATGAAACCTCATTAAAGGCTTTTTGATTGGTAGCTTGTGTAAGTGATTGATTATAAGCACGCATATCTTGCGCAAACTCATAATCACGTATACCCATCGCGTAATCATATTCTTGCTGCTGAGCATCCTCTTGTCTTTTTAGCTCAGCTTCAAGGTTTCTTTGTGCAATCTTGAGGCTGCCTTTTTCGTGCTTATAGCGCCTCTTAATTTCGTCACCTTCATATTTATAAACTTTTTTATTATATTTATTAGTTTCGCTGGCTACTTTTTTAGCGTAGTCGTTTTGTGTAGACGCACCGCCTGTAAAAATGTCCGCAATAGTACCAAATATATGTAACTCAACTCCAGACTCTTTAAGTTGTTGGTCAAGTATATTTTCTTTTGGGTTGAACATCAAGCCCTCCTATAGAATCGCGGTGTATATTGTCCTTCCCACATCATTGCATTTACAGCAACAGGAAAAGGTGAGTTGTTAAACATTTTAAGTCTAAAGTTTTCAGTGCGTTGATGGATGGGAATAGTGAATACAGTATTGTTATTAAGAGGTACGTCGTTTGCCAGGTATTGGTTAGAGTCTGACACAGGTTGTACGTCGAACCACTCATCAATGTAGAACTTAATCGCAGCGTTGTTAGCAGGAGCAGTGGTGAAGACAATAGTAGTGTCATTAGTGAAACTAAATGCTGTCTCATTGACACCGTTAACACTGACTTTCACATCAGACCTATCGACAAAATCAAGGTCACGTTTGTTGTAAGTAAATGTTTTAAGACCACTATAAGTGCCCGTCACATCAGTAGCTGTACCCGCATTGGCGGCAGAGATAGTGATAACATCATTATCTACATAACCAGAACCTTGCTCATTAATCGTGATAGCAGTAACAACACCACCAGATGCTGTTAAATTGACTGTCATGCCAGTACCACTGCCACTTGTTGTTGTAGGTAATTTGGTTCTGTCCGCAGCTCCAGATGAACCATTACCAGTAATAGTGATTGTCTCCTTACCGGTAAACTCAACACTGTATGGCAACCTGCCTTTTTGTTTTAGCTTGAAAGACATCATACCTGACAAACCAATTGCAAATTTCATACGTGCAATAGTTAGATTAGCTGTAAAATCTGTAATTCTATTATCAGATCGGTAGTATGTTCGAGGTAGCTCTACATCAAGATTATACTTAAATCCGACAATCACATCACCAGCAACGTCAAGTGCACCTTCACCAGAAGCTGTCAAATTTTTGTTGGGGATAATGAAGAAAGCCTCAGTGCTGGGTGAATTTGGGCCATTTGTATCTGAACCACGTTCTGGTGTGATAGTAAAGCCTGATTCAACAAATGTACCACCACTGGTATCACCCTTAACAACAATAATTGGTGTAAGTGAAGAAACGTCATTGTATGGTAGATAGCATTTAGTACGATCATTAGCTGCGTCGTAAATGACTGCACTAGATGCAATGTTTTTGTACAGGTCAATAGAAGGGTTAACTTTTTTACCTTCGTTGTCCACAATAATTGCCTGCTCTGGGCTCTGACTAAGTGCAGATTTCAATAACGTGAATTGGTTTCCTTGCTTAGTAACGGCATACATGTCGTCAGAGTCAGTTGCAAGGAATTGAACAGTCCCTGGCATCAACCAACTTACCCACGCCTCCATCAAGTTTTTTTCTCCGTCGTTATAGTAACGGAACAAAAACACTTCATTTAAACTCTGACCACTTAATGCAATCATAGAGTTTTGTGGGCTAGAAATCATCAGATCAATATCTGGTGAAATCCATTCCTTGACTACACGTGAAGTGTCTAAGACCTGCGGGTTTTCTTGCTGACCACGCGTAATCATACTAAACACACGGCTATAACCAGGTGTTTTACTGACAAAGTTGATGTTAGAACCGACGTCTACAGGGTGAATATCTCGATCCATCTGAAAGTTGGATAGAGTCCTGATTGTTGCCAGTGCAGGTGTCAGCACACCAGTGTCAGAAAATAGGATAAACTGCTGGTTTTCACTAAACAATACAACACCTTGAGCTGTAGGCAGCACAGCACTCAGTGACGTAGGTCGAATAGAAGAGCAGCTAATGTCAATGGGGTCAGAGTCAATAACTGTCTGAGCCGTGGTAAAGAAGAAATTATAAAAATCACCTGACCGACTCATGATGACATGGTCACCAGAAATAAATCCTAAACGATTGTTGTGGAAAAATCCACCTGAAATTTTATTACCTACAAAACTAGGTTGTGAGTTTGTTGTATCGTCACCTACTTGCCTGTCAACATAGTTGATTTCTCGAAAAACAAACGTATCAGTAGCTGTGTTAACCAATTCGTGTGGCATTGTAGAGTTATCAAGACCAAGAGAGACTGTTGGGTTAATCGTCTCTTCCCAATAACCTTCACCACCAATACCATCGTGCGCTACAAACTTAACCCAATAATCAGCATCGTTTGCACCGGTCAGTACAACTTGGATAATTCTGCCATGTCTAGACTGAACAGGCAAGTCAGCAGTCGTTGTAACAACATCTTCAATTGCAAGCAAGTCAAGGTTGTTGATACCACCTTCTGCATGGACATCCATGTCAGCAGTGTGTACAAGCTCTAGTTCGTTAGCAAACTGACTAACAGTAATACCAGCATGATCACCGGTCATTGCTTCAATGTCTGTCTTCAAGTCATTCAAGACCTCTGTTGCATCACTTGAAGCGGTAGCTGTAAAGGTTGCTGTCTGCTTTGTGTTGTTGACAGTGATTTCGACTGTGTACGTAGCACCGTTAACCACGCTACCAAGGACAATAGACACTGACCTATGTGGATCATAGTTAGAGTCAGTTACAGCAGAGTCAGCACTAACGTTGTCTTTGCTGTTGATAATGATACTGGTGTCTTGGACAGTAATGATTTCGTAGTTATTTTTAGTGCCGTCTAGGTATCCAGTACCATTAGGAAACGTAACTGTAGCTGCGGTGCCCGTAACTGCATTCCAAATGTCGATGTCAGTACCTTTAATTACACCAATGTATTCCTCATCGTTATCACGTTTGATGTAAAACCACTTACCGTCATCGTATGTAGTACCGGTGCCAAGGTTGAGAATATGCTCAAAACCAGGCCGTTTGGTAAGTCCATATGTAGCATCAGGAAATCCGTTATAACACTCACGGACTTGGCCTGGCAGCATTTTATCGTCTGATTGTTTAGATACGCCACCAAGGTAGCTTCCAATCCGTTGAGTGACTGATACCATTTATCGATAAAGTGCGTTGTAAGGTTGATAGCTTTGGTAACGATTCGTCTCTCCAGAATGACCGAAGAAAGTGAAGTCACCTTGATTGCATTCATACTCCATAGCCATAGCTCTGGTAAATGCTTCTTTTTGTTGTAGGATTTGATATTGATTTGTGTCACCAACAATGCGGCTAGACACAATAGAAGCTGCCCGTGCAGTAATAAAATCTGCAATAGGTTTGGGAAGATCTACCCAATCGAACAACCAGACAATGTCACATTCAATGTCTTGATCAAACGTGTACTTGTGGTGTGCTTTGTCGTACAGCTTACCGCTACGACGAATGACGTCGAGTTCTACATTAGCTGCATTAGTTGTGGCGTCAATCTGCAGTACGTTGTTCGGGATAAGAATTTCGTTATCAGTATTGCGGATCATTTTATAATGACCCTCTTTGTTAAATGTCCATCCCTCCGCCTGTACTTCCCGTGAGACTTCAAGCAAAGTCTGATAGGCAATCGCAACGTCCGGGTTGGTTTGATCTAGGGTAGTCACAGGCGCTTGACCACATGACTGCAGAATTTGATTCACAGCGGGAAGTTCTTGCTGCGAGTTAGTGGTAGGAAAAGCCATATAAAAATAAAAAAAGGGACCCCGAAGGATCCCTGTATAAATTGATTTAAAGAATCAGAATGCAGCAGGTGCGGTAGCGGTTCCAGCGAACAGCTCGACAGCACATGCAGGGTTCAGATAGTCTGCGCCCATGGCGAGACGACCCAGAATCACGTCACCCTGGTAGACCACGGAGACGTCACCGCTGGTGACCTGGACCTGAGGACCGATGGCTTCAACGCAACCAGCAGCTTCGCGCTGGAAGATGAGACCACAGGAGTTAGCGAATTCGGTTTCTTCACCGTACTCGTTGTTAATGCCAGTGACATCGTTAGCAGCATCTTCCAGAGCTTCACCGACGAAGGAGCCAGTGTTACCAGGAGAAGTAGTGCCAGGGTTGGTTGCAGAACCAGTACCGTACTTGGTGCCATACTGGCTGAAGAACGGAATGTTCATGGACTTGTAGATCTTGATACCAGCAATCTCCACAATGCCCTGACCGGACTGCAGGCCATCGCCTTGCTCGTCGCGGTTGATCAGTCCGTTGTTGCCAACTTCCTGAATCAGTGCATAGTACTGACGTGGGTTGAGGATCCCGACGCGACCTTCAGAAGACACACCCTTTTCGTCCATCGCAGCCGCGGCGTCGAAGAAAGCGGTGGTCAGTTTTTGAGCATCGTAAGCATCAGAAGCGTTAGCAGTAGCGCCAACACGGATCTGGGTGCCACCGGGCTCAACAAAGTTGGCCTTGGTGACCGGAGAAGCAGCACGTGCGCCACGGGTGACAGCACGGAAGATCAGACGGTCATACTTCTGAGCCAGAGCATAGCCAATCTTACGGCTGATCTCAGAGCGCAGATCGTA